TTGAGTCGATACCGATGTATGTCACGTTGTACTGTTCGGTCAGTTTTTTGATGGCGTCAGCCTGGGCGCGGAAGTCCATCCCGCGCCACTGGTGACGTTCAAGAATGCGAAACTTACCGCCTGGCACGGCTGGCGGTGCCACCACCACGCATCCGGCGCTGTCGCCGTTCTGCGTACCTTTTGCCGGGTCATAACCGATCCACACTTCGCGCCAGCCAAACGGGCGCAGGGCCAGTGCATGAAAGTCGCTCCAGACTTCCCAACTGTCCACCATGCACGCCTGCAGCTCGCTGAGCGGGAACACGGACGCGAGATCGTCCACAAACTCGCACATCAGCAGGTTCTGGTATTCGTCCGGGCTGTACTCCATGCGCAACTGATCGAGGTCGAAAAGGTTACATCCGCCGCGCACTGCATCTTCCACGGTGACTATCTGGCGGTATTGCCCGTCTGCGCACAGCAGGCCGGGGGCCAGATTGCTGTGGGACAGGTCGATGTCCACCTTATCGGCTTTGTTGCGCCCACGGTTGAACAGCGCACCAGACCAGAACGGATAAGCACTGTGTGTCAGGCTGGATGGCGTGGAAAAATAGGTTTGTCGCCATTTTTTGTGAATAGCCATACCGGAAGCCACTTTGCGCAGCTCCTGGAATTTCGGTATCCAGAAATATTCATCCAGATACAGGTTGCCGTGATAACTCTGGGCAGTGCGGGCATTGGTGCCGAGGAAGTAAAGCGTGGCCCCGTTAGGAAGCACCATCGGATCGCCTTTCAGCTCCACCTCGACTTCTTTGGCGAAGTCGATGATGTATTGCTTAAAGACGTGAGCCTGTGCCTTACTGGCAGAAAGGAAAATCTGGTTACGTCCGGTAAGCAGGGCGTCAATCAGGGCTTCACGGGCAAAGTAAAAGGTCGCGCCGATCTGGCGTGACTTCAGCAGATTACGGATGCGGTTGGTTTTTCCAGCTTCCCACCAGTGGCGCTGGTAGTTGAACATGGAGGAATGGAAGATTTCTTCCAGCTTCTCAATCTGTTCATCGGTGAAAACATTCTTTTCCGGCTGACGGCGCGGCCCTTTGTTGCGGTTCCTGCCTTATCTCGCCTGGGCGTTCTCTGTGGATCGCTGGGACGAGAGCTGGACAGAAAGCGTCAAGCGCCAGGTGGTGAAGGATGCTTTTTATATTCATCAGCATAAAGGGACCACCAGTGCCGTGCGGCGGGTGGTGGAGCCGTTCGGCTTTCTGATCCGCATTATTGAGTGGTGGCAGACCGGAGAGGCACCGGGCACGTTTCGCCTGGATATCGGCGTGCAGGACCAGGGCATTACTGAAGATACCTATCTGGAACTTGAGCGACTGATAAGCGATGCCAAACCATGTAGCCGCCACATGATCGGCATGTCCATCAATCTGCAGACCAGCGGCCCGCATTGGGTGGGAGCCGCCAGCTATCTTGGCGAAGAAATCACGATCTATCCGTATATCAACGAAACGATTATTTCCGGTGGCACCGCGCATGAAGGCGGGGCGGTCCATGTTATTGACACAATGAGAGTGAATCCATGAGCACAAAATTTTATACCCTGCTGACGGATATTGGCGCGGCGAAACTTGCCAGCGCCGCCGCGCTCGGTGTGCCGCTAAAAATTACCCATATGGCGGTGGGCGATGGCGGCGGAGCATTGCCGACGCCGGACGCAAAGCAGACGGCACTGGTAAATGAGAAACGCCGGGCTGCGCTGAATATGCTCTATATCGACCCGCAGAACAGCAGCCAGATTATTGCTGAACAGGTGATCCCTGAAAACGAGGGCGGTTGGTGGATACGTGAAGTGGGCCTGTTTGATGAGTCAGGGGCATTGATTGCCGTGGGGAACTGCCCGGAAAGCTATAAACCGCAACTGGCTGAAGGCAGCGGGCGTACCCAGACCGTGCGCATGGTGCTGATTACCAGCAGCACGGACAATATCACCCTGAAAATCGACCCTGCCGTAGTGCTGGCAACCCGCAAGTATGTGGATGACAAGGTACTGGAGCTGAAGGTGTACGTGGATGATCAGATGGCAAAACATCTTGCCGCACCGGACCCGCATTCACAGTATGCACAGAAAGAAAGTCCGACGTTTACCGGGACACCAAAAGCGCCAACGCCAGCGGCAGGGAATAACACCACGCAGGTTGCGACCACCGCGTTTGTTCAGGCGGCACTGACGGCCCTTATTAATGGTGCTCCAGCCACGCTGGACACGCTAAAAGAAATAGCCGCAGCCATTAACAATGATCCGAATTTCAGTACCACCATTAACAATGCGCTGGCACTGAAAGCGCCGTTGTCGAGTCCGGCACTCACCGGAACGCCAACAGCACCTACTGCGGCACAGTCGGTCAACAATACACAGATTGCCACTACGGCTTTTGTGAAATCGGCGATTGCGGCAATGGTAGGTTCTGCACCTGCGGCACTGGATACACTGAACGAACTGGCGGCGGCGCTGGGGAATGACCCAAACTTTGCCACGACAATGCTTAATGCACTGGCAGGTAAACAACCGCTGGACAATACGCTGACTAATTTGAGTGGAAAGGATGTAGCTGGTCTTCTCACATACCTTGGTTTGGGAGAAGCGGCAAAACGGGATGTGGGGACAGGGGAAAATCAGATACCGGATATCTCCAACGTTCCATTTACAAAAAACAATCCTCTTAATTTTGAGTTACCAGGAGGATTAATTCTGAAAGCCGGGTATGGAAAGCTGACAACGCAGTCCAGTATCTGGATTAATTTCCCTGCAGCATTCCCTAATGACTGTATTGCCGGAGGAGCTTTAAGTGCGGAAGAGAACACAAATGACTATGTATTTGCTCAAACTACATCACGCAAAGCAGGAGGATTAACTCTGGCGTTTTATCGTGGGGGCATTAGTCAGCCACCAACAGCCAATTCCAGAGAACTTTCTTTCTCGTGGTTTGCGATAGGATATTAGAATGAGAATTTTTTTCAGTGCATCAACATTGTGGTTTTATGATGAAACTCGCAAAGAAGAATATCACAACGGTATTGGATGGCCAGATGATGCTATCGAAATATCAGATGATGAATGGAATAAATATACGCAAATTCCTCCTGATGGTTTTATATTAGGTGCCACCTCTCAGGGAAGACCTGCATGGATATTAATATCTCCGCCAGATAAAAAAATGGTTATGGATATTGCTGAAACTAAAAAACAGCAGTTAATTAGCCAGGCCAATGAATACATGAACAGTAAACAATGGCCCGGTAAAGCCGCTATTGGTCGTCTGAAAGGCGAGGAACTGGCGCAATATAATTTGTGGCTGGATTACCTGGACGCACTGGAGCTGGTTGATACCTCCAGTGCTCCAGATATTGAATGGCCTACGTCTCCGGCAGTTCAGGCCAGATGACATCCGGCGCTGTGCTGGTATCTGTTGCCGTCACCGCGTCAATGTAATCCAGCACAGCGTTAAGCCGGGTTGTTTCTGCCTGCGTCAGTTTACGTCCGGCCTGCAATTTCAACTGAATCAGACTGACGGAAGCCATTGCTGCATCAATTAGTGGCTGGCGCAGTGCTTCTGCCGCGTCTACTGCGGCATTATGCTGTGCCTCAGTATCTGTCACCCATTTCTCACCATCCCATTCATCGTATGGCGTTAACGGAGCGATAGTGGTCGTATTTTCATGATAATCACCCGGACCTGTGATTTCTTTCGATTCTCCTGTTTCGGTGCTATAAACGATTTCACCGCGATGGTCTGGCACATATTCCCATGAGTTTAAATCCATCGAACGGCAGATAGCATAACCCGCCTTATGTGTGCCAGGGGCATCTAAACAGGAATATGCAGGGATACCGACACCAATGGCAAGATATTCATTTGAAGTGGAAATATATTCCCGAGTTTCACCATCATAGTTATAGACGGTAATATTCCCCGCCTTCGTGGCAATAAGCTCGCTATTTAATACGGCGTTATCCATTATGCAGCCCTCACGATATAGTTAAATGCAATATTTCGTGGACGGGTTTCACTCCCGCCGGGGAGCTGAAAAGCGTTGATAATCCCACCGCTTGCCTGACTTATTCCATCCGTGTACAACCCGCCACCGGCACTGTCGCTGAGTGCAAATGTTTTTGATGGTGAACTGTTTGAAGCTGGCCCCCAGTATTTTAATGCGAGCTTTCTGACTTCATCACTCTGAATACTCAATAAAGCACGCCCTGTATCAATGCCGCGCCCATCATCCCAGCCACGAATAAACTCACCACGTAAATCAGGCAATTTATTTGTCGGATAAGCCTTTGCCAGTTCCGGGTATTCTTCAGCAGAAAAAGCTGCACCGTTGCATTTCAGCCAGCCTGTCGGCGGAGTGGCTGAAGGCCATGGAACAGGGACACCAACAGGTAATGCCGAACCTTCTCCCAAACCAACGTTTATGAAAATGCAGAGATAACGGGCAACTGGCATCATCTCCGGTTTTTATTCAGGGGGATGCTCATGCTTATTGGCTATGTACGCGTGTCAACAAATGACCAGAACACGGAATTGCAGCGTAACGCGCTGGAGTGCGCAGGATGCGAGCGGATTTTTGAGGATAAAATCAGCGGCACGAAGTCCGACCGACCGGGACTGAAAAAACTGCTCAGAACACTATCGGCAGGAGACACGCTGGTTGTCTGGAAGCTGGACAGGTTGGGGCGCAGTATGCGGCATCTTGTTACGCTGATAGAAGAGTTGCGCCAGCGTGGCGTGAATTTCCGAAGCCTGACTGACAGTATTGATACCAGTACCCCAATGGGCCGTTTCTTTTTTCATGTCATGGGTGCCCTGGCTGAAATGGAACGCGAACTGATAGTTGAACGTACCAGGGCAGGGCTGGCTGCAGCTCGTGTTAAAGGCAGAGTAGGTGGACGCCGTCCTAAGTTGACCAGCGAACAGTGGGCACAGATTGGGCGTTTACTCGAGGCCGGAGAATCAAGACAGCGTATTGCACTGATTTTTGATGTAGGCGTTTCTACCATTTATCGAAAATTTCCGGCAAATAAGAGCAATGAATCTCCCTGACTCAGCTTTATTTTGATTATCCCTGAAAGCAGACAAATACCGTCATTTTGTGTGAATAACGGTACAACTGCGCTTAGCTGTTTGTCAGGCACAATCACTTCAACATAGGGCGAAGCCTAATCCAATCAGGAGGTTCGCCACTATGGCTCAGGATTACCACCACGGGGTGCGCGTTGTTGAAGTCAACGAAGGCACTCGATCCATTACTACGGTGAGCACCGCCATCGTGGGCATGGTCTGCACGGGCGATGATGCCGATGCAAAAATGTTCCCTCTTAATAAACCCGTGCTGATCACTGATGTGCTTACTGCCAGCGGTAAAGCGGGTGAGTCCGGTACGCTGGCCCGTTCGCTGGATGCCATCGCTGACCAGGCAAAACCCGTGACCGTTGTTGTGCGTGTGCCGCAGGGTGAAACGGAAGACGAAACCACGACCAATATCATCGGCGCAGTGACTGCTGAAGGTAAAAAAACAGGTATGAAAGCCCTGTTATCTGCCCAGTCACAGCTCGGCGTTAAACCGCGCATTCTCGGCGTGCCAGGCCACGACACCAAGGCGGTAGCTACTGAGTTGCTGAGCATGGCGCAAAGCCTGCGTGGATTTGCTTACCTGTCAGCATATGGCTGCAAGACGGTACAGGAGGCGATCACTTACCGTGAAAACTTTAGCCAGCGCGAAGGGATGCTGATCTGGCCTGACTTTACTGGCTGGGACACTGTGCTGAATGCCGAAGCAACGGCATATGCCACCGCCCGTGCGCTTGGTCTGCGCGCCAAAATTGACGAGCAAACCGGATGGCACAAAAGCCTGTCCAACGTGGGCGTGAACGGTGTCACCGGAATTTCTGCAGATGTGTTCTGGGATCTGCAGGACCCGGCAACCGATGCAGGTCTGCTGAACCAGAACGACGTCACCACGCTTGTGCGCAAGGATGGTTTTCGCTTCTGGGGTTCCCGCTGTCTGAGCGATGATCCGCTCTTTGCCTTCGAAAACTACACCCGCACGGCGCAGGTGCTGATGGACACGATGGCAGAAGCGCACATGTGGGCGGTGGACAAACCGCTGAACCAGTCGCTGGCCCGCGACATTATCGAAGGTATCCGCGCCAAAATGCGCAGCCTGGTCAGTCAGGGCTATCTCATTGGTGGTGATTGCTGGCTGGACGAGTCGGTGAACGATAAAGACACGCTGAAAGCCGGGAAGCTCACCATCGACTACGACTACACGCCAGTGCCGCCACTTGAAAATCTGATGCTGCGCCAGCGCATCACCGATCAGTATCTGGTGAATTTTGCCAGCCAGGTCAGCGCGTAAGGGGACAACATGGCTTTACCACGCAAATTAAAACATCTGAACCTGTTTAACGACGGGAACAACTGGCAGGGGATCGTAGAGTCGCTGACGCTGCCGAAATTCACCCGCAAATATGAGAAGTATCGCGGCGGCGGAATGCCAGGTGCAGTGGATGTGGATCTGGGGCTTGATGACAGTGCGCTGGACACAGAATTTTCCATTGGTGGTACTGAACTGCTGCTGTTTAAGCAGATGGGCAAAGCCACGGTGGATGGCATCCAGTTGCGCTTTACCGGCTCTATCCAGCGTGACGATACCGGGGAAGTGCAGGCCGTGGAGCTTGTGGTGCGTGGACGTCACAAAGAAGTTGACTCTGGTGAGTGGAAGACGGGCGAAAGCAACACCACCAAAGTGACCAGTACCAACAGCTACGCGAAGCTGACCATCAATGGTGAGGTGCTCTATGAAGTGGACCTTATCAACATGGTGGAAATTGTGGACGGTGTGGACCTGATGGAAGCGCACCGCAACGCACTCGGCCTCTGATGTATCTGAACGGCGCGGAATGCCGCGCCAGAACCCAATTTACAGGACAGCAAAATGAGCGATAAGCAGACTGAAAAGACCATTCAACTGGATACCCCCATCAAGCGCGGTAAAACAGAAATCACCGAAATTGTGCTGCGTAAACCGCAGTCTGGTGCGCTGCGCGGCACACGCCTGCAGGCCATTATGGATATGGATGTGAACGCGATGATGACCGTGATCCCCCGCATCTCCAGTCCGGCACTGACTGCACAGGAAATCGCAGAGATGGACCCGGCAGATCTCACAGCCATGTCGGTTGAGGTTGTCACTTTTTTGTTGAAGAAGTCGGTGCTTGCCGGTTTACCGACAGCCTGACGGTTGACGATCTGGTGGCAGATATCGCCACCATTTTTCACTGGCCGCCATCCGTTACTGACGTTATGCCGCTGACCGAAGTGCTGGAATGGCGGTATAAAGCGATTCAGAGATGCGGGGCCAACGATGAGTGATAACAACCTGCGCCTGCAGGTCATTCTTAATGCGGTTGACAAACTCACCCGCCCATTCCGTGCTGCACAGGCCAGTTCGAAAGAGCTGGCTGGCGCAATCAGAAACTCCCGTGACGCATTAAAGCAACTCAATCAGGTGGGTAACAGCCTGGAAAAATTTCGCAAGCTGCAGGCTGATAACAAGAAGTTAGGCGACAGGCTGAACTATGCCAGACAGAAGGCTAATTTGCTTAGCTCTGAGCTGGAGGCGATGGAGCAACCATCACAAAGGCATCTTGTGGCTTTAGGTCGGCAAACGCTGGCAGTCCAACGCCTGGAAGAACAACAAAAATATTTGCAGAAGCAAACGGCGCTTGTGCGTGCTGAACTGTACCGGGCGGGAATTTCTGCGAAAGATGATGCGGGAGCAACTGCCCGTTTAGCCCGTGAAACATCACGTTATAACCAGGAACTTTCGAAACAGGAGGCGCGGCTGAAGCGACTGGGGGAAGCTCAGCGCAGGATGAATGCAGCGCGTGCCAGTTATGCCCGTTCGCTGGAGGTGCGTGATCGTATTGCAGGTGCCGGAGCCACCACCACGGCTGCAGGGCTGGCAATGGGC